TTCACCGCGCAGAAGATCGTGCGTGACGCCTTCAAGTACGGATTGGGTGTGGGTAAGCTGCACTTCAGGAAAGAGTACAAGCGTGTTCCCGTCCAGTATTCTCCCGCCGAAACTCTTATAGCTACCCTGACCGGGCGCGACCTGCCCCCATTCGAAGATCGCGTGGTTGCCGAGTCACCGTACCTCACACATGTCCACATACAGGACATCTTTTTCCAGCGGGATGCGGCAGATGACTACTGTGCAGAGGGTGTGATCCACCGCACGTGGGAGACAAAGGCGCAGGTGATAACGGCCAAGGATGGCCTTGGGATGCCTTTGTACGAAACATCTATGTTGAGTGAGGTGAACGAGGGGGCGTCGAAGGATTCCGACTCTGAGTTACAGAAGGAGTACCAGACTCGAAAGATCGACGAGGGGGCGCTCGTCAAGGAGGGGAAGCTTGAGATGTTTGAGTATACGGGACGCTTGCCGATGGATGTGGCAAATTCGCTGGCTATCGCGTTCCCTGGGGCTGATCCGTATGCGGACTGGATTGTAACCGTAGTCAAGGGCCACAACACCCCTCTCCGTGTGGAGCCGTGCCCGTACCTCACAAACAAGAGAATGTATTTGTTCTGCAAGGTGATTGATGATCCGGGGTACATGACCGGTATTTCGATCATCGAGTTTGTCGAGCGGTTAGGGCTGACGATAGACGAGTTGTACAACATCATCCTCGACAACATGGGTTTCGTCAACAACAAACAGTATTACATTAACACGCTGGCTGGTGTGGATGAAGCCGATGTGGTTTCTGCCCCAGGCAAGATCATCCGTGGGATGAGGCCGTTCAACGAAGCGATGCAGGTTATCCAGACGCCTGATATTGCGCAGTCGATCTTCATCGTACTGAACAATCTCCTGAGTCACTACAAAGAGTACACGGGCATCACTCAGACGGTGTTGGGCGCTGGGACGGCTGGGTCAGATACGGCGACTGAAATCGCGGCCATCGTAAGATCGTCAAGTACGCGGCTGGGGCAGTTCGAGCGCATGATTGAAGATACGCTGATGCGCCCGTTGTTCGAGCGGTGGGTGGTGCTCAACCAGCAGTTCCTTACGCAAGAGTTTGTAGTACGTGTATTCAAGGACGGGGACATTCTGTACCCCAAGGTGGCCCCAGAGGACATTCAGGGCGTGTTCGACTTCCGATTCGAGGGTGCGAGTCGTTCGGAGTCCATTGCGCTACTCACGGGCCAGATCATGCAGATGCTCCAGATCAACGCGACCCAGCCGGTGCCGATCTTCGACCCGGTGTATTTGGGCAAGAAGCTGGCCGATGCGTGGGGTTGGTCGGATTCAGAGCAAGCACTCAACCCAATGTTCCAGCAACAGTATTTTGCATTCCAGCAGATGCAGATGATGAAGAACATGGGCGAGACTGCGAAGGCTCTCACACCAGAGCAACAGGCCCAAAGCAAGCAGGCATCTGGTGGTAAGGCTAAACAGGGTAACGCGGCACAGCCAAACAATACGGGTGGGACCAAGGATTTCAGGGCGGCCCTAACAACCGTGAAAGAGAACGCTCTGCCGCAGATGCCGAGTGAGGGCGGGTACGGTGGCTAACTTCCCGCTACTGGGTCCGTCTCGCGGTGTGGTGATGGCGCTGTTCTCGTTGGACAAGTACCCGCAGTATTTCACCTTCGCCGAAGAACTATCCGACGTTTTGGTTGGAGTGGCGGATGTGTTTGTGCTTTGCCACGACGACACCCTGGCATCCAAGCTTCCAGGTGTAACAGACTACATCAAACTGGAGGGGCCGCCAGAGTCGTGGAGATATTTCGATGCCGGGGTCAAGCGACTCATCGAGAAGAAAGTCGGGACGTTTTTCTATTCCAGTGCTGACGACGTGTTTGCCCCCGAGGACCTGGAGGCCATGTTCTGTGCTTGCGAAACCGAGTACGACGCGGCGTGGGCCGGATATAAGGCGATCTCTCAAAGGGATGAGCCGAGGCCGTGGAAACCCGATGTGGCCGGTATTTTTGGTAGTGACGAGCCCGCTCCCTTTGCCCGTCAATCGTGGCCCGAGTGTTCGGTGTACCGGACAAGCATCTTCTCTGAGTTCCCATGTGAGCCATCGCGGCTGTTTGTGTGTTCCAGCTTTGCTAAAGCCCACGCGGCGGGTAAGACGCCAACCAACAAGAAGATTGAAGATGCCGTGTTGGGGTACTACTACCACAATCAATTCCATATCAACCACGATTTTATGAACCCAAGGGAAACCACCGATGCCAAAGTATGAGTCAACCACGTTCACGGTGAAGCCGCCGAAGCATGAAATCTTCCCCGATGGGACGTATTTCAACGCACCCACGGTGGAGACGAAAGCGGTCGCGGTGAAGCCACCGAAGCTCATGGAAGTGTTCAAGACGAAATCCGGTTCTCAGTACCAAGTGATCCATTTGGATTTTGGTGGGGTGTATGTGTTCGGGCACCCCTACACTCGTCAGCCCAGAGTGCAGGATTGCGATTTCTGGGAGATGGACAAATTCTTAGCGGAGCGTGCGGATGGGTAAGAAGGTTCTGATTGCAATTCCGGTGCGTAGCCGGTTCGGGCAGCCCTGCTTTAAGACGCAGCAATGCCTGGATCTCCTGCGCAAACAGACGAGTCACACCACCCAGGTCTTTCTGGCTGGCGGGCAGCAGATTTCACAGAACTCGCTGACGATATGCAACAAGTTCCTTGCTGAAGATTGGGACTATCTGCTCTACACGGGCGACGACATCATCTTCCCACCCTACGCTTTGGACCGTCTGATCGCGCACGACAAGGACTTCGTGTCTGGTGTGTGTACGTGGAAGTCACCACCGTACATGGTGCCGGTGATGAAGGACGACGTGGACGGAAAGTCGAAGCACCTTCTGATTCACCCTGAGAACGTGCAGCGCGGTGATCTGTTGGAAGTAGACGGTGTGGGGTCAGGGTTCATTCTGGTAAAGCGCCGCGTGGTCGAAAACGTGCGAGACTACATGCGCGATAAGGTGTACCCCGCATTTGCCGGGGAACACAAGTGGTTCGCACCGATCCCGTTCTTCGGTGTGACGGTGAACGCGGAGACCGGGGAATTGCTTGGGTCCGACTTCCATTTCTCCAAGCAGGCCAAGCTGACTGGTGCGCAGATTTTCATAGACTGCGGGCTGATCTGCCGCCATCGCTGGGAGGCCGAGTACGACATCACAAACCACTGGGCATGGCTTGAACGCTACGGTGGCACGATGGAGGAAGAAAAGTATTTCGGGGACCGCCTGCCGTTCACACCATTCGCTGAAGACTCAATCTACTGGGGTGAACAGGGTCCGCCTGTCAACATCACCGTAACATCTACTGGCAACCAGTATCACGCCGCCGAGCATGTTTGTCCGGCGTTGGGGTGTTTCTGGGAGCCTGTCGAGACTGAGGGTAAGGCCAAGACGCAGACTGGGTACATCATTGGCTGGCATGTTGGGGATGACGAGTCGTGGCATCTGTACACGGCATGGGCCAATCGGTTCGACCGTGTGCTTGTGCATTGGGTGGGATCGGACATTGTGAATATCCCCAAGTGGCTGAATAGTCCAGAGCGAGTAGCCCACATGAACCACCCGCGCTTCGTGCATCTGGTCGAGGAGGACCGGCTGGTTCAGGAAGTCAAGGAGTATTTTGAGAACGTACATGTCTGTTCGATTCCAACCCTCCGGGCTTACCCAGTGCAACCGCTTCCCAAGGAGTTTGCGGTAGCGATCTACTACCCCAAGCACCGGCACGACTTCCATTACGGCGACGTGATGAAGGAAGTCATCGAACGGATGCCGGACGTGACGTTTCACCTGTACCACCTGTTCGGCCAGGCCCCCGACTTCGAGTACCCCAATGCAAAATGGCTGGGGAATCTGGACGAGAAGTCCTACGCTGCCATGCTGGCGAACTCGTCTTGCATGTTGCGTCTCTCACAGCATGATGGCAGGCCGTTTTCGATCATCGAGGCTTTCATCATGGGACGGCGCTGTATCCTCAACTTCAATATGCCGTTTGTGCATGAAGTCGGTAATGTGCCCCTCGCTGAAGAAGTGATTGATAAGATCAACAAGATACGGCAGGAGACGGAGCCTTATCAGGAGGCGTCCGACTACTACCGGGCCGAGAACGACTACAAGCGGTACAAGGCAGACATTCGTTCTCTGATGGTATCTACGGTAACGACGATTGGTGGCTACGACTACCGGCAGTATTGGGACAACCGTTGGACCAGTAAGGATGGCCGCATTGGTGCGGATGTGAGCACGGACAGCTTCGTCAACGATGTGATTAAGGCCGTGATCGCGGACGCAGACGCCGAGTCGGTTTTGGATGTAGGTTGTGGTTCAATGTCCAGGTGGGCCGAGTTGCCCGTGGATGCCGAAAAGTATATCGGCGTAGATGTGTCTCCGAACGCAATTCGGATGGCCTCTGAGCGTTTCCCGGACGGGACGTTTTTCGTGGCCGACATCACCAAGGACACGCTGCCCATCAGGGACATCGTGATTGCCAATAGCGTTCTCCCGCATATCAAATCGGAGCATTTCCTGACCACGGTGAAGAAGCTGACCAAGTTGGCGCGCAAGGCTGTTGTGTTCTCACATACACCTAATGTCTCTGGTGGTGGGTACCAGTATAAGCTTCCACCGACGAACGAGTGGCGGCTGGGCAATTCGTGGACCATCGAATCCACGCCGGTTCCCGGATCAACGATTGAAGTCGTCGTGTGCAAGAAGGGGGTCCCCGTTCTTGCCCAATAAGTACCACGCCACGATCCTCATGCGGTCCTACCATTCGTGGGATACGTTGGCAGAGGCCATTGAGAGCGCACAGGCTCAGACAGCGTTCAAGCTGGGCGGTGGTCGGTTCTTGATTCTAGGCGTGGTGCCGGTGGATGATAAGCGCACGGTTAAGATTTTCCAGAAGTACGGCATCGATGTGATTCAGACGGCCAAGCCGGATCTGACCGAGCAATCCAACATTGGTTTTGCCGCCGCCGATTCCGACTATGTGCTGGTGTTCGACTCAGACGATCACCTCTACCCCAACATGCTCCTGTCTCTGGTCATGGTGGCAGATCGTGTCAAGGCCGACATCGTGTATTGTGACTACGAGATGTGGGGGCCGGACGGGTTTGAGGGCGTTGTGCCGTGCGACGGGGCAGGGGTGAACTTGCGGGACAATTGTTTTATCACCGAACTGTGCCTCTACAACCGGCACACCTGGGGGCGGCTGGGCGGATTCGACGAGTCGCTGTGGCGGTATGCACAGTGGGACTACTTCCTGCGACTGCACAAGTCGGGAGCGAAGATGGTTCACGTCCCATTTCAGGGATTCAGATATCGCGTCGGGCCGACACAATTGTCCAGCCGGTTGCATCGTGGCGAACTCAAGGAGAAAGACAACCCGGTCTGGGAGTCGTTTAAAGCGAAGCATCAGCTTACGAACGCGCAGACCATCGGGCATGGCAGCCGTTGGACGGATTGGGATGTGACATGCCACGCCTGACGGAGAGCCTTGCAGAAGATGTGATGAACATGAGCAAGGACAGTAAGTTCGTTCGTCTGTGGGAGCATTTCAAAGCCATCGAGGCTGAGATGCAGGTGCAGATCAATAGTACCCTTACACCTAAAGACGAGCGGGAATTACTGGTCCACGTAAAAGACAAGCTGAGAAGGGAAGTTATTGACGTAGTGAAGTTGTCAGAGGATGTCCTTCGTAAGAAGGATCAACTAGTCGGCAAGGCGTAAGCCCCCGACAGAAAGAGGTACAAATGGAAAATCTGGACCCCAACGCGACCCCCGGTGAACCCGGTACGGACCCTGGGCAGCCAGCCGAGCAGGTGCAGCAGCCCGCTCCGGTTGACCCGGTAGCGGCCAAACTGGCCCAACTCGAAGAACAGAACAAGGCCCTTCAGGGCAAACTGACGCAGTACGGGCGGAAGCTCAAGACGTATGAGACCACCCAAACTTCGCCACAGCAGGCTCAGCCCGCCGAAGACTTCGACTGGGCAAATCCAGGTGCTTCCATTGGGAAGTACGTCGGAAAGGCGCTTACTGAGTTTGAGGCCCGTCAGGAGCAACGAAGGGCGGCAGAGGATTTGATACGCCGGACGGCAGAACAGAACGGTATCCCGGTTCCCCAGCTTCAGGAGTATTACTCCCGCTTACAAGAAGCGGCCAGTGACCCTGACGAACTGATGGGGACCATCGCCCGTATGTATCGTGCCGATCACGCCGAGGAAGCCATCTCTGAAGCCAAACGCATGACTCAACAGACCGTAGAGCGCAATGCCCGTGGGGTGACATCGGCTGGGGGAGCGACACACGCTATCCCTTCGGCCAAAGACCCGAAGGACATGAACGACAAAGAGCTTGATGAACACGTCATGCGCGTCTACGGCAAGGCAGAATGGCCGACCTAACAGGAGGTTTTAGAAATTGGCAGTAGGACAAACAACTGTTCTCGTACCGGAGGCTCTAAGTCGCTGGTACGATAGGAAGCTCATTTCGTTTGAGCGTCCGCAGTTAAAGATGATTCAGGGTGCGCAGATGCGCCCTATGCCGCGTAACAACGGCAAATCCGCTTACTTTACCGGGTATCGCCCGATGACCCGCCCCACGACTGCGTTGACGGAAGGCACTGGTGCAACAGCCGTTGGCGTAGGGGCGCGTCAGATCACCGCCACCATCGAGGAATGGGGAGCTACCATGAAGTTCTCCTCACTTTTTGAGGCGACGAAGATCGACCCTGGAGTGGTGGAACAGCTTACGATCCTTGGTGACAACCGTGGTCGGACGCTCGACTATCAGTTGACTAAGGAAGTGGCACGGAACGGGATCTGGGCGGTTCCGACCGCTTACTACACAACCAACGTGCAGACGGTGACGGTTTCCGCTGTGTCGGCCACAAACACTACTTCTGTGTTTGTGACCACGGCGGCTACTTCATTGAATGCCGTCTCTGCTACCAGTTGGGTCGGTGCTGTGGCGACGGTGGTAAGGGATTCAAAGGTTGCGGTAGACGGTATCGGCTACATCACCATCAAGTACGGGTATGCTGGCCGCGTATCGACCATCACGCACAGTGTTGGTGCGGGTGATACCGTAACTCTGAATACCACGGCCCCGAACGCCGCTGCTCCCGAGAAGTTCCAGAGCAACGACCGTGTTCGGTTGGTGGCGCTTTCCAACGGCGGATCGACGGTGGGCCTTATCAGCAATACTCATTTTGCGATGGCTCAGCGTGACCTGATCGGAAACGACGCTACCATGTTTGGTGACGGCACCGCTCTGGCGGTCGTGCCTTCGGCGGTTCTGTACTCGCTGAAGCTCGACCCGACCTGGGTCAACGCCTCCAGCTATTCCAGCATCAAGCAGTTGTATCGCGGTGAAGCTGGAATGTGGTATGGAAGCCGCATTGTCGAATCGACACAGCCCTATCGTGAGACGGTGGCTGGGGTTGAGGACGAAGCGGCTGGTGCGGTGTGGTTCTCTTTCTTCATGGGCCAGAACTCTTTCGGGCACACGGAGTTGGAGGGTGGGGGGAACGGTTTGTACATCGTTCGTGGACCTGATACGAACGAGCCGATTCCTCGTAACGTCTACCTGTCGTGGGCACAGAACTTCGCAAATAAGGCGATTACAGCGCCTCATTGCGTAGCTGTCGTGTCTGCGGCTGCGAGTTAGCGACAAGGAGGGTGGGGGTCGGGGAAACCCGGCCCCTATCTAAAATGCCGATCTACGAATACTACTGTTGTGAATGTGGCTGTGTGGAGACTGCCATACGCCCAGTTTCGGAGTGTAGCTACGGGTATGGTTGCCCTAACTGTCGGGCCGCGATGGCGCGTGTCTTTTCACCCCCGGCCCTATTGGGACGCAGCAAGCCCGGTGGGTGGAAGTTTGACCCGGCGACAGGGAACGGGTGGGACAGCCGACTGGCGGCGATGCGCAGGTCTGAGTCAGAGGGTGCCGCCGCGACCAGAGAGGCCAAGAAGAATTGGGGCAGGGCGTGGGACGCCACCCTGCGGTACAAAAAGGAGAAGTTTGCTTAGATGGTCGACTTCCAATCCACCATCGCTACGCTCCCTGGTCTGAAAGACATAGACCCCACCGGGCGCGAGGGGTTAGCTGAGCGTGTGCTGGCCGAGATCGTCGGTGCCCACCGCTGGCCCTTCCTGCTGAAGGTGCAGGAGACGAAGAATTGGGCGGCCAACGACGCCATCCAGAAGA